CCCTCTGCAACAGAGCTAAGAGCGTTTTCCTGCTCCTCACATTGACCATCAAAACGAGTGGCATCAGGTTGTTGAGAGACACCTTGGATAAGGTTAGGAACACTAGTGTTAATTAAAGCCATTATGTAAGGTCGTAGTTACGGTTAATACCAATTCTGGAGGCTACGTCGTAGTTGTCAAATATAGTCCGATCAGAACTGCCACTATCGAAGTCCATGAGAGCTGCATAAGCTTTGTATTCATCACGAGCTATAAGTGCTTCTAGTTCACGAGAACCAATGATGCGTCCTTGGAACACACGAGAAGCACGCAAGGTGATATAGCGACGAGCTGGTTCTGGTAGAGAGTCCCAATCTAGGAGACGTGTTTGGTTCACTTTGAGATCCTTGGTGAACACTGTGGTATTATTAGAACGATCAAAGAGACTTAAACCACGCTGTACGACATCTATTGACGTGTCGATTGGGTCTAGCTCAAGGATGTCCCCTGAGAGAGTTATAGTGCCATCCCCAGCAGGGCTCAGGGAGACATTTACTTCTGTGTTAAATTGCCATCCCTCTGACTGAACAGCACGACTAATCTCATCAAGAGCAGAGATAGCTGTAGCAGCGGAAACAGGGAGTGCGTTGGTGTTGCTGATGCTATTGACTGGTGACTCACCAATGTGTCCTAGCATCGAATTTACTGCTTCTAGTTTAGATGTCAGAGTAGGCATATTATTTATATAAAGTTAAAGAGGTTAAAAAGAAGCCCCAAGGGGATAGTCCCAAGGGGCTTCAGATTAAGTCAGAGCTTAGGCAGGAAGAACCTTAACCGAGCACTCAGGACGGAGCACGCCATGGCCCATTGCATATTTAGCAACGAACAGAGTGCCTTGACGTTGGATTTGGTACTCAGACTCAGTAGCCAAGTCGAGCAACTTAACAGTACCGATAGCTTCCTTAGTACCTGCAAGGAATCCCTTAGCACCAGCGTTTTCAAGCGCGGAGAAGTCTCCGTTGTAACCAGCACCGCCAGCACCGAACACATCATTGTTAGATGCGCCGTCATCAGTAGCAACACCAGAAGCATCACCGAGATCGATAACACTGTCGAGATGGTTGCTCTTGAAGAGGTTGATACCAGCGACCTGAGCGATCTTACCAGTTGCAACATTACCTACACCACCAGTGTCACGATTGATCGCAACGTTGTCGGAAGTGAGGAGAGTGTAGTACTGAGAAGGAGTCAGGATAGCGAAACGACCTTCGTCTGGAGCATCTTTCTCGTCAAGCGAGCGAGCAACAGCGTAGAGCGAGTCAACAAGACCAGCAGCAGTGTCAGTAGTAGCACCAGAGATGCTTGTACCACCGTTACCACCGATAGGCGATGTACCACCAGCAGCAGCGAAGAGAGTCTTCATTGTTGCGATGTCGAAGCGCTTAGCAAGAGCCTTACCGAGTTCCTTAGCGTAGATGCTACGGACGTCGTAGTGGTTCTTAAGCTCATCGATATTGGCGATGAATGTCGAAGCAATCAGAACGTCATCAATGTTGATGGTACGCTCAGCGTGCTTGATGGTTGATAGGTAGCTGTTAGAGCTATCCACGATGTCTTCACCAACAGTGTGGTACTTAGCATCAGCTACACCTGTAACAGGGAACTGAGCAGTCTTACCAGACGAGATGGTGCGAACCATGTGGAGGTCTTTCATGATGTTCTGCTCCTCGAAGGTTGTCAGGATTTCTCCCGAGAACACTTTAAGAAAGAGACTATCGACGTCTCCAGAACCATTGATTTGTCCCAAACGGGACGGACTTGTATTAGCCATTATATTATTTCTCTTTTTGAGTTAGTTTACTTAGTTGTAACTCCCAGAGTGGGGTTACAGGTTAGGTGTTCTTACTCACTTGGTTCACCGCTAGGTTATCCTCCTCGGAGGGCAAAGCTGTTACTTCTTGCGGATGGGAACAAAATTGTTTGTTAGCACTTCCAGCGACGCAGGGCTAAGGCTTTACGTGTAGGGCGTCCCTTGGAATCCTTCATAGGGCCTTTGACGCCACTCATACGAGCACAAAAGGATTTCTTACGAGAGCCTCCTTGTGGCTGAGGTGCTTTTAGATTGGAGCCAGTCTTCGAGTTGTAATACTTCCGCCCTTTAGCGGTAAGACCACCTTTGGAAGATTTATGCTCCTTGCGGAGACTGACGCCTTTTCTTTTCATTTAAATAGTTATTTATGATTGGGGTTGCCCTACGTCTGTAGGTATTCAAATTGATTTGCTTCTGGTCAGCTTGGGGATTCTCTACGCGCTTCCACGCGCCACCTCCACCATTCCAGATGAACAGCATGTGGTCAGCCGTAGGTGTAACACCAGTGGCTTGTATGTGCTTCGCGTAGTGCCTCAGAACGGCATAGGCGAGCTGCTCACTGAACACGGGGTCAAAGGCGTCCACATGGGAGGCTTTAGAACCAGTAATACGGTTATAATCATCTACCATTACCTTGTGGATCTGGTAGTGACCATAAGCAGCCCCGTTGTCTCCCACTATTGTGTGAGGACTATCAGGGTAGACTTCCCACTTAGGGATTAACTTAACGAAGTCTTTAAGGGTTATTGAAGGAGCCGCTGGACAGCAACTCGTAACAAACAAAAGAGCGAGAACTGTAAATTTATTGAACAATGTTTTCTAGGTCATTTACGTAGTCGAGGATTTCCCCGATGGTTTCCCGTTCAGAGGAGCTAAACTCGTGTTGGTTTAACTCCTCGATGAACTCAGGAATCCTGCTTTCTCTCAGCGTCGCGCACCCACTCATTAATACGAGTGCTGTGCTCACGGTGACGGCGAGTTGCAAGTTCTTTAACATATTCGGTTCGTATCTTCAGAAACATCGCTCCAATCTTAGGGAACGCTATTAGTAACTGAACGATTGTAGTAATCACTTGTCTTTAGCTTTGCCTACGTTAAGAGCGACCCAGTCGAGAACCTTGTAAGCTTTAGCTACGATGGAGTCATCTTTAGGGGTAGGAGTAAGAGCAGCTACAGCAGAAGCAGCAGCTACGACAGCCGAAACAGCAAACAGAATACTGTCTACGTTGGCTACTAGGTATGAGATAATTTCTTTCATATTAATTTACTTTATTGGTTAAAAGATTGAGGAAACTGCCATCCGCTTCTCTACGTTTTCACGATAAGCTGGATCACTGGCATAACGAGGATCACGCATAGCTTCTGTAACTTGAGCTGTAGAACCAAAAGGCTTTACACCAGAGTCACCTGAAGTTGATCCTTGGACGAGGGCAGGGCCTTTACCACCAGCAGCAATGAACTGAGCATACAGTCCTTTAACAGCTACACGGGCTTGCTCTACTGAGCCACCTTCAACGATAGTATTAAAGGCATCTAGGTCGGCATCAGCAAGGTTCTCGCCAGCCCACTCGGACATAGCTTCGTAGTTACCAGCACCACCAATAGACTCTTGGATGGTAGCAGCTTGCTGTACTGACATAGCTTGTTGACCAGCGATGTATTGCTCTACGAACTCACGAGGAAGACCTGCGGCTTCTAGTGCATCAAAGGCTTTGTCGGACAACTCACCGTTCTCAGCGAACTCATTACGAGCGTCTTCAATAGCACCTGTAGTGGCCTCTGGAGCTGAGGTCTCCTCTACGGAAGCTTTCTTCTCAGCCTTGGGCTTGGACATCTTCTTTTGAAGTTCCTTGTAAGCCTTAGCCATCTCTTCGGGGCTCTCGAACTTCTCGTCGAGCCACTCAGGGCGTTCTTCTTCAGCAGGCTCATCTTCTTTGAGCTGCTCTTCGATAGTCTCTTTGCCCTCTTTTGGGTCGGCTTCAAGCGTTTGGTTACGCTGGTTAGCTGCTTCTTCTTGCATAGCAGCTTGTTGTTCGAGGGAGATATTCTCCTCCTCGTTTACTTCATTGATCTGTACTTGATGTAGGTCAGCCATATTCTAGTTTATTATTCCTCTACTGGAGCTTGTTCTTGTTGTACTTTCGCTTGATCAGAAATAGCTTTGATCCCTGCTGGACCTAGCTTCTCTGCCATTTGCATTTGTTGGGCTTGTTGGGCTTCTTGAGCCATTTGTTCTTCTGTCTTAACTAATCCATCAGTCTTAATACCGAGGGATGTAGCACGACGTTTAAAGTATTCTCCGACACTCACGTATTGAGCTACAGCTTCAGGGCCTACTACTTGAGCAGCACCAGCTAGGAACATATCTAGCTTCTGTAGATCGTGACCGCGACCAAGGGCTTCAACGCCTGTAATGATAACAGGATTGATAATGTCCTTAGGCATCTTAGGAAGTTTCTTCTTCTTACGCATGACTTCCATCAAGCGATTAACCATAGGCATCTGAAGCTCCACTGAGAGTAACGAGTAGAGGCCACCTATAGCAGTCTCTAGCTCTTGTCCTAGCATGCGGATCTCTTCAGCAGTGACACGCTCTGCGTTACGAACAACACCAGAGGTAAGCAAGAAGGCGTGACCAAGACGCTCTTCGATCTTTTGGATGCTCTCTTGGACAACTCGGAAGTCATTGAACTTCTGAAGCTGGAGAACAGACACATCAGCAGCGTTACCTTGAGCGATAGCACCATTAGGTGATTCAGCAAGTGTCTTAGCGCGTGTTGTGCCGTTGGGATTTACGAGGAAGAGTACCTTAGCGGCGGCTGCTGAGCCTTCTACAAGAGCTCTTTGGAGGCTCTCAAGGGATTGCAGATCACCTAGATACTCTTCGACGTATCCCCGTCCATAGTCCTCACCGTCGATGCGGGAGAAGCGGAGAGGGATAAAGGGGTTCTTGTCCAGTGGGTAGAAGCCTTCACTGTCAGGGATAAGGTTGCCATTGATTTCTTGCCATACCTTCCAGCCATTCTCCTTGCGGCAAACAGCAGTGAACAGGTTGACGTCGTTATCAGCTCCTTCACCATCAGCGTTACCAGCAATGTCTTTCATCTCTTGAGATAGAGACATATAGGATAGCTGCTCTTTGGTGCAGATGTAGAGAATGTTACCCATTGGGTCACGCTCCACGGTAAAACGATCAAGATGGAACACACGCATACCACCCTCTTCAGGAAGGTAGATAAGTGCATTGCCTGTGATGATAAGATGCTTCAGGGCTTCATGGAGAGCGGTGCGATAAGTCTCACGGCTGATCTCATCCATGACGGACTCTTCAACTTGCTGAAGGGACTTCTCAATCTCAGAGATTAACTCTGCTGGAGCGCCTTCTTGTTCAAGTCCGTGGTTGTCTACGTTGAGACGAAAGAAAGGGGCATTGGGTGGAAGAAGTGCTAGTAGTAATTTAGATGCGAGGTTATTCACTCCGCGAGCCCCAATACCTTGAAAGGGTGTTTCTAGGCGGCTATGTGCGCCGAAGCCTTCCTCAGTCATAATGTAAGGAAGGGTGAGTTTGGAACACTGGCGAGCACGATCTACGTATTGGTATCGCTTACCTTCCAGTTTGGAGTAGAGTGCTTGGGCTGTTTCAGTATTCATATATTTGTAATAAAAATCCTGTCCGAACGGCGGGCTTCCTTCTGTTGGGCTCAAATCTAACCGATTAGGGTTAAGGAGCTCTCACGGAACGGACAGGGGAAAGTTAGTTAAATGTTATCTTCGATAGTGTCAGGGATTAGGTAGCTGTCAACAACAGATGCTTCTTCAAGACCGTCCAAGTCATACTCGGAGACATCCAATGCCCACTTGCCGTCAGCAGTAGGTACTGCCTTAGTCAACCAGCGTGTGCCTTTGCCTTCAGTCCAGTAGGAGAATCCTTGGTACTTGCCTTCTTCGTCAGCACGGTCACAAGCGTCCTGTTCAGTTTCGTATATTAGATACATTAGTAAATGTCGTATTGATTGTTAATGTTAGTCTCGATGGCCGCACGGTTGGCTGACTGGTCGGAGTTGTAGATGATGAACTCGGCAAACGTGCCGTCATAACGTCCCCCAGAAATGGATGCACCTAGTGTCATTTCATCCATACCATTCGTGCCAGCATTTAACGCA